TTGGATGGAATACGTCAGGACCATCTAAGTGCCTTGCAGGCGATCACGGGGCGAAACGTTGTTGTTTACGCCACGGACTGGATGGAACCGAAGGGACCCGCCCAGCTAGGGTCGATCCAGTTGCAAGACATGCAGGGCCTAATGGAAGTGTTCCGTGGATTGGACCAGTCGGCAGGCCTGGATCTCATTTTGCACAGCCCTGGCGGGGATCCGAATGCCGCGGCGAGCATCGTCCAATATATGCGGAGCAAATTCGGAGACGTTCGGGTTATTGTTCCTTTGGCTGCCATGTCTGCGGCAACGATGTGGGCGCTTTCCGCTGACTCGATACTGATGGGCAAGCACTCCCAACTCGGACCCATTGACCCGCAGCTCGCAAACCCGCAGGGCTACATGGTCCCGGCTGCATCAATCCTCCGTCAGTTCAAAACTGCCCAGGAGGAGTGCGCAGTCGACCCTTCGAAGCTCAGCGCGTGGGTCCCGACGTTGCAGCAGTATTTCCCTGGGCTGCTGGAGATATGCGCGGACGCAGACAAACTTTCGAAAACGCTGGTCCGCGACTGGCTAAAGGTCTACATGTTCAAGGGCATGCCTGATGCCGAAGCCAAGGCCGACGAAGCGGCGGACTTTTTTGCGGATACAGCCAGGCATATCTCGCACAGCCGAGGCATTGCTCGGGATCAGCTGCGTGCGGAACTCCCTCATCTCAAAATTGAGAACCTGGAAGACGATGCTGCTCTGCAGGATGCCGTGTTGTCCGTTTTTCACGCGGTATCACACACGCTCTCCATGAGCGGCGCCGTGAAATTGATCGAGAATCACCTAGGCCGGCGATTCTTGAAGCAGGTTCAGCAGATAGTTCCGGCCCCGCAGGTTTGATACCTAACCGGACGACGAAGAAACCCCGCCATCTGAAGATGGCGGGGTTTCTTCGGTTAGTGAACAAAACCGGTCTTATTGGCTCCCAGAAACACCGTCGTCTGGCTGGTCACTCTGGATCTGCTCCACGATCCTGGCCACGTCCTCAGGGTAAATCTCCTTCGCCTGACTCCCGATAATGGTGGTCAGGAGCGTCAACAGAATTGCGATCCACGCAGCCAACGTTGCACTCTTCGTGCCCAGAGCGGAATCGACCATAGAAGCAAGCCCCGGGGCCTCCCGCTCTACGGTCTTTCGAATCTTGCGCTCAACGGCTGCCGGGTCGGCCTCATTCTCGTTCAACGCTCGCTGAGCCCAAGCCAGCGCTGTGTGCAGCCGGATGAGTTGCGCGGGGGTCGGTGATAGTGAGACAGCCGCGGTACCGTCGAGTTTGGTCTGGTAGTTCCCGTTGATGATCGCGCCGGCAGACCCACACAAAGGGCATGGTGTGAGCGTGCCACTGATGGTTACATCGGCCCCTGGGCCTACTTCCACGAGGCTGCTCGTCATTACGGTCCCATGTGTCGGGCAATCCACAAATAGCTGAGTCATGCGAGAAGTCTATGGTCGCCGCGTTAGACCGAATGGAAAAGGGCACTCACCGGGTCTCGTGGGCCGCATATGATGGGCTGACCCCGGCCTTAGTCGTCGGTCTCTTGAGCAAATGCAATCTTCTTTGAACATGGGGGAACCGTGGTTGAAACCGCAACCGTATCGAAGGCTGAGCAAGCCGGTCTCGACGGCGTGAACGTGCCGCTTGACGTGCTGAGGGCCGTTGCGGCCCTGGCTGTGGTCTTACAGCACGTCCGAACTCTCGTGATGGTGGACTTCGACGACGTCGCTCACAACCCATTGCAGACGGTGCTTTACGGAGTATCAGCCCTCGGCCACCAGGCCGTCGTCATCTTCTTCGTTCTCAGCGGTTTTTGGGTGGGTGGCAGCTTGATCCGCAGTGTGAAGCGCGACTCTTTTCACTGGAGCGGGTACTTGACGAACAGAGTCACTCGACTGGGCATCGTGCTCGTGCCGGCATTGGTCCTGACCATGGCCTTCGACCTCGTTGGGCGGCATTACTTCGGCGATATGAGCACGTACCGGGGAGATCTGAGGTACGGGGGAGTTGCCTTGGATCAGCGGCCCATCGATGCTGGCACGTTCTTGGGTAACGCTGTGTTCTTGATGGCGATCAAGGTGCCTACCTATGGGACGAACACGGCGTTGTGGTCGTTGTCGTTCGAATTCTGGATGTATGTGCTGGCCCCTTTGGTTCTCTTCGGGGTGTATTTCTGGACGCGATCCAAGTACGCCTTGATTTACGCGACCGGCGCTGTTGCCGTGGCTGTGCTGATCGGCCCTCGGGCCCTGTCGTATGTGCCCCTGTGGGCGCTCGGGGCTGTCGTGGCGGCCTTCGCTCCGCGCCTGATCAAGGTCCTGAATTCGTGGTCAGTCCGGAAAGTTGCTGCGGCTCGAGTGCTCACGGGTGGCCTCACCCTCATGATGTGCATGGTCGTCCGCGGGCTGAATTCCCTCCCAGAAGTAGTCGGCGACCTTATTGTTGCGGTCGCTGCAGCGGCATTCATCGCAACCTTGCTCACTGGGCTTCTCGGCTCGGGCGGCTTCTCGCGGGTGCTGACGCGATTATCTTCCCTCGCTCATAGCTCCTACTCGCTTTACGCAATCCACCTTCCTATTGCCTTTCTTGTAGTGTCCGCACTCGGGGTACAGGTGGACAGCCGATGGCCTTCTGATGCGGTTCATTGGATCTACATGCTTGCAATTATCGGGGGCATCGTTGCTGCAGCTTGGCTGTTTGCCCAGGTGACTGAACGTCACACGGCCACCGTCCGCCGTTACGTGGTCCGTCAGACTCAAGCGGTGCAGTCCCGGCTGCCGTCTTCTTCCTAGCGGTCGCGGTGTTCTGGCCACGCCCGACACACGCCCCATGAGGCAGGGAACGGGGCGTTTCCGTTTGGGAACTGAACCGGTCTTGTGTAGCGGTTAGACTCTGGGCATGGAAACCATTGCCCTACCGATCTGCGCCCTTGTTATTGGGGCTGTCATTGCCTTTAGCGCGTACGCCACGCGGGCGAATCGGAAGCCCTCCGGGCTGAGCCCGGAGGAATCCCGAAAAGAGCGCGAATGGCAGAACGCCATCAAGTAGTTAAACGCTTGCCGGGTTGTCTACCACCGCGAGGACGGCTTTAGCGATCCCGGCACCGTCCAGCGCGTAGCCCGCATCATTTGGGTGCAGCGTGTCATACATCAGCCCCGCCGCTGTTGCGGCAGCGTAGGTCCCGCCGTACATGCTGGTGATGTCGATGAGGCCCAGATCGTTGGTGTCCGCCAGTTCGTAGAGCGTTTTCGTATACATAGACATCGGCCCGCCGCCCGCGCTGAACGGGTTCGAGGTGCAGAGGATAACGTCACCTACAGCCTTCAGAGTTGTGATCACAGCCTCAATCTGCGTCCTGTATGACGACATAACCGTGGCTTGGGCGCTGTCGTTGATTTCCAGGCAAAGGATCGAGACGTGGGGGTTCCATGCTGCGATTACCGACTTCGGGGCGTAGAAAGGCCCGTCATCCCAGTCGGCTCCTTTGGAGCTGGTGATCCCGAAGTTCGCCACGACTATCCCACCATTGGCTTGCCTGACGCCTGCATATTGAAGATATACAGTCGCCGTGGTGACGGTGATCGTAATGGTATGCGTGGTGTTCGCCAGACCAGTTACCCGATATGTTGCCAGGGCACTTGCGCCAGTGCTGGTGACTTGCACTGCTGTGCCACCATCAATGGAGACAGTAAACGCTCCGAAGTTGTCGCCGTAGACGACTTCCGCAACGGTTCCGGCAACATTTGAAGTAAACACTGCTTGCCCGCCGATAGAGCCGGAGGATCGGAGCAGGGACAGCGGGTTGAACTGCGACCATGTCCCCGAAGGATAAGTCCAGCGCGAGTCCGAGCTTTCATTGAGCGGCTGAAGCACGCCGCCCACACTGTATCCCGCCGCCACGAGCGCATTACTGAACTGCACCGGCCTGGTTTTTGCGGGGCGGGCCGTGGCAGTGTAGCCCGCCGTCGTGGAATCGCCGCACATGGCAATCCTTGTTTGATCCGTGCCGAGGATGCCAGCCGCCAGCCCGGCCCTGAGCTTCCTGGTGTTCGACGCCTTCAGGTTGTAGGCGAACAGGGACGGGTTGTAGGACTTGGTTGCCCCGGCGATAGTTGGGGCGGCGGCGCGGGCCGGGCCTGCGAGAAACGCGTTAGTTTCCGGCGCTACATTCAGTGTGCCTGACTGCTTCAGTGACCGGCTCATGCGTGCACCGTTCCTGTCACTACGATGTCCACGGCCGTTGCGGTGCCGGAGTATCCGGCGATCCTGTCGCCGGGTCCGAGCATCGCGCCGCCGATGAGGTCTTTCAGTGGCAGCGTGTCATTCGCGGCTAGGGTGTAGGCGTGGATGACGCGGTGGGTGCCGTCCACAGCCCCCCCTGTCTGCACGATGGACAGGTACACGGTGACGGGCGTGGCGTAGGTGCTGACCGTTGGCACGGTGAGCGCTGTTCCTGCCGCGCCAACGTCTGTGAAGCTGGTTGTCGTCACGTTGGTTACGAGCGCGTTTTGTCCACCCGCCGTAGTGCCGCGGTAGACGTTGTAGGACGCGGCGCCGGGGGTTGCCGTCCAAGATAGCGGCTGGCTGGAAGATGAGCCCGTGGTCGTGGCGGTCACTTCGTTGGAGCCGAGAGTTTCACCGCTCGCGGACTTCGCGGTTACCTTCCAGTACCACGATCCTGCCACGAGTGAGCCACCCGTCGTGGAGGTCGCCCCAAGTGTAAGGACGGGCGGCAGGATCAGACCACTGACGTTGCAGATGGAACCCTGTGCGACCTTCACGGACGTTGATGCCGGAACCGTGTAAATGGCGGCGTCGGCAGTTCCGAGCTGCTGCGAGACAAGCACCTGCGGGGAAATGGACAATGCGACGATGACGTTCTGACCAGCCATGATTTAGCCTCCGAAGACGATGGAAAGAGCAGCGGAGAGCCCGGCTGCTTGGGTGGGTGTGGTGTAGGTGGTGGAGAGGTCCCAGTTGGCTGAGCTGTAGCTCGCCCCCGACGTGAAGTCCACCTTCGCGGACACGACATCCCCGGTCGGGTTGAGAACTTTGTCGCCCGCGAGGTACGCCGTGGTGGCTTTCCACTTGGGTAGGTAAGCGGCAGACTGTGCCGCTTGGGTGAGGTAGGCGGGGACGTGCTTTTCGAACATGCGGCCGGAGCCGTCGAGCGTGGGTACATCGCGAGTTGCCATGCTGGGCTGCTCCTTAGGTAGTGATGGTCAGGACGTCGGAATCCGTGGGCTTCACAGCCACGGTGCCGTCCAGCTTGGTACTGATGATGAGGATGTCCGGGTCTGTTGGATGGATGGCCATTCCGCCGCCGGCAGCAGTTGCGGCAGCTGCGGCCGCGCTGACCTGGGCGGCCGCGGCTGATGCTTGTGCTGCAGCGGCGTCGACGGCGGACTCCGCTGCATCAGCGACTGCTCCGGCGAGCGCGGCCGCGACAGCAGCCGCAGCGTCTGCCCCGGCCGCCGTGGCAGCAGCCTGGGCGATCTCCGCAGCGGCCCGGGCAGCGACAGCTTCGTTTCGTAGGCCGTCGAAGGACTCGAAGGACCCCGTCCAGGGCCCGGACTTCCACTTCACCTGGGGGATGGTCGCCACGAACGGGCTGAGGGCTCCAACGGCGTTGGACGTCAGCGGGTTCGTCATCGGCAACCCGGACAGATCCTTCAGCACGATCGGGGAAACCCCCGCCTCGTCCGAGGGATCGTAAAGGAACACGGCGCCGTTCTGGACTACGTTCATGGGGTTGTCCGGGTCCACGACGATCTCTACTTTGAATGGGTAGTCAGTCATGCGGGCTGCCCCTCTTTCTGAATGTTCTTCGGTGTGACTTTGAGCCGCAGCAGGTAGGAGCCGAGTGCGGTCAGGAACGACTTAGTGACCAGGATCAGCAGTGCGATCCAAAACGCCTCGGTGGTTACCTCGTGAGCGCTCAGCAGGTTGGAGATCCCGCCGCCGATCAGTACAAGGGCGTCGAGGATGAATCCGGTGTACAGGGTGCGCCATGCGCGGGTGAGCGCGTCGACGTGCAGCGCCCACCACGGATTCCTGGCGGTTTCGGGCTGGGCTTCATGGTCCCCCACGGTGATGGTCCCCTCTAGTTGTTTTCGCGGTTGAGGAACTCGGCGATCCACTTCTTGCCGAGGAACTCTGTGAAGCGGCCCAGGAGGTCCGCCTCGTCGTCCGTGGCCGGCGGCGGCGGAGTGACTACTGGCGGGTTCGGGGCCGGCTCGTGCAGCGGGGCTTTCGCGCCGCCGTCGAGCCAGTCCTGGGCGGTGCCGTACCAGACGTTCAGATCAAGATCGCCGTCGTAGCCGTTCAGGCGGCCCTTGGCCGTGTACTGCCACATGATGACGCCGGCAGCCCATCCAACCTGGGTGAGTTCGACGGCGAGCGGAGTGAATCCTGTCTGCTCGTCGTAGTGCTTGCCGCCGGCGTACCAGAGCGGGTACTTGGCTTCCACGCTTGACCAGTCGTGCGGGTTATCCCTGGGGCCGTTGATGGCAGCGGCGTTGAGGTAGATGGCCGGCGTGGACTTCGTCGCTTCCGCCACGATGTCCAGCCATTCCAGCGCCCAGTCCGTGCGGTGCTGGTTCTCGGCCTCCCAGTCCAGGAACACCCGGTCTCCGGCCACCAGGTGCGGCTTGACCGCAGCGAGAAAGGACTCAGCCTCAGCCCGCGCCGTGTTGCCGGTGTCGGCCAGCGGCCGAGCGTAGTGGTAGAAGCCCACAGGCCGGCCCGTCAGTCGCGCCTCGGCCAGGTTGGACGCGAGGGCCTTGTCTGCCCAGCCGCCACCGCCCTCGGTGGCCTTGATGATGTAGAAATCAACGGCCAGCGTGTTGAGGGCCGCGGCTTCCTGGTAGGAGGCGACGTCGATGCCGTTCAGGAACGCGAACGCTGGAACCACGGGGGACTCCACCGGTGGGGCGGGCATTGGCGGCACGATGGTCAGATCCGCGAGACCGACGACGCTTTGGGACTCGAATCCGCCAGACCAGGCGAAACCCTTATCCAGGACGAACCACACATCGTTGGCCACGCCGTCGGTGCCGGTGACAGGCTCGCCATGGACGTATGCCAGGACAACCTGCGCCAGGCCACCTCCCACGGCATCCACAATGTCCGCGGCGGCGGCTGCTTCCCGGCGGATGTTGGCGCCGAGTGGGCCAGCAAGCCGGGCGTTCGTAGGCAGCTCCACGCGTGGGGTCAGATCCGTCAGCCCATCAGTGGACCGGACCAGGAAGTTACCGAACCAGGAGTAGCCGATGTCATCGACGTACCAGCGGTTGTCGGTGATCCCGGCTTGGGTGATCTCCTGGCCTTCGGTCCAGCCGGTGAACACCTCAAGGTTGTTCGGCGGGATCTCCCGCACGATCGTCTCAGGGCCGCCGAGCTCAGGCCGCGAGCGCTGGAAGCTGACCTGCGGGCCGTTCTTGCGGTGATTGGGCTTGGTGGGTTCGAGCTGGGTGGCGTCGGGGGTGGCGCTGAAGTGGCCCTTGACGTAGCGGTAGGGGTCGACACGGCCGTAGGTGCCGTTGTTGATGTTCCAGCGCGGGGGCATGCATTCCCAGTGGAGGTGCGGGGCGAACTTGGCCCCGGACTGGGACCGCGTGTCACCGGAGTAGGCGATGATCTCGCCGCGCTTGACCCACTGCCCCTGGTTCACCACGGTGCGGACGAGATGCCCCTTGATGAACGTTGGCTCTTCCTCGCCGCAGTTCACGACGCAGACGACGCCCGCCATGTCCGGGACCAGCAGCCATGGGTTGCCGGGCTTAGCCCAGCCCTCAAACTCGATCCACCCGTCACCAGGTGCGCGGACGGGAGTGCCCACCCCAACGCCGTCGTCCTCTCCTGTGTGGCCGCCGGCCGGGTTGAAGCCTCCCGGGAACGTCGCAAAGAACTGGGTGATGGTGAAGCCGGGGTCAAGCGGATGGGTGTAGGTGGCCATGCTGCGCTCCTGTTTCTGGGCATAAAAATGGCCCCGGGGTGCGGGGCCTTGATGGGTTGGGCTCGCTAGAGGTTCAGGCTTGGAATGGGCGACGGCGTGACGAGGCCCGCGTCGGATCGGCAGCGGCCGCCGTCGTCGTCTACCTGACCGTCGGTGTACGTGATCCGCCAGAGGCCGTTGTCCTGGCAGAACGTATCGGCAATGCCGCGCCCCGGTTCGCCCTTGGGCCCGCCGGGACCTTCCGGCCCTGCAGGACCACGGCACGCATCGTTGGCACAGGCGGTCTGGACTGCGGCGAGGACCATCTCAGAGCTGGGCCCGGGACCGGTGGCGCCTATGCAGGCGCCCGCGGAGCAGTAGTCCGTGACAGCGGCCAGTACCATCTCGTACTGGGGTGCGAGAGGTTTGCCGTCCTCCCCGGCCGGCCCGGTGCATCGGCCATCCGAGCAGAACCGGACGAATGCCGCGGCAATGTCATCGGCGGTGGGGTCCGCGCCGTCGGCGCCCCGGCAGTTGTCGCCTTCTGCGCAGTAGACCCGGAAGGCCTGCACGAGATCGGCGCGCGACGGGCCGAGCACGACCGGTGGTTCTGCCGGCTGCTGTACTGGCTCCTGGGCTGCGGTGGCCAGTTTCTCGCAGAGATCCTTGTCGAATATCTCAGTGTCCTTGGTCCCGCACAACGCCTGCTGCGCTTCTTTCGCCAGGTCCTTCTTTTCGGCCTGCTCGGTGACCACCTGGGCGCCGGACACATCCACTTGATGCAGTGCGATGTTCAGCAGCGGCACAATGATGGCCACCGAGATAGCCAACAGCATGGCCAGCCCGAATAACCACCACTTCTGCCGCTGGTCCCGGATCCTGGCCTCATTCACCTTTTGCTCAAGGTCTGCTGTTTCTTTCTCCAGCTCCTCGCTCATGCGTCCTCCAACTTAGGGATGGCCGTCCACTTATCCGGCTCCGGTTCGATGTCATGGCGGAGCAGCTGCTCCCGCCACGCGTTGCCGTCAGCCGTCTTGATCTCCAGCGCCAGATTCAGCCACCGGTTCTTCTGCTCGGCCTTACGCAGCTGCTCCTTGAAGTGCTCCGCCATCATGGCTTCACCCGTCTCGCGCTTCTTGTCTGCCCTCCGAATGAGGAACGCCATGCCCCCACCGAGTGCACCCAGAAGCGCCACGACCGCCCCAACAAATCCTGTTGAGGCGGTGATAACTCCAGCATCCACACGTCTAGTCCTCCCTCATGGCGTCACTGGTGGTCACCACCCGATAGCGACGAAGTTGACCCTGTGCAAGGTGTTGCCGATCTTGCCCCAAACGTTCTGACTGTTGATGCCCTCCAGGACGTAGACGACTTCCGTCTTGTCACCGATACCAGCGGGCCCCCAGAAGTTCTCGCGGCCGGCGACGCTCATGAACACGATGCGACCGGGAGCCCAATCGTCACCGTTTGTGAGGGTTACGGAAAGCAGCCCATTCGGGAACGGCTTAGGCCAGGAGAATCTGGCATAACCGGAGTTGTCCGTCACGGAGACAACCGAGCCTGCCTGTATGAGGAAGTCGCCACCGTTGGGCGGCACCCCACCGTTCAGTTTGCCCCCGGCGCCGAAGAGCGGGATCTTGCCAAGCTCACCTGTCTTGATCCAACTCAAGGTGTCGAGCGGCCCGATCACCAGCCGCCACAACACAGCGTTGATATTGATCTCGGAACCGATCCGCGTCAGGTAGGTGAGGACCAGCTCATCTTTTGCGTACATGCCACCGTTACCAGCCCAGCAGCGCAGGTCCACGAGCTCCTGCGGCTGGGTCTGCCCGCCCACCCACTTGGCCAGGTAGAGCGGCTGGTCATCCAACGTTCCGGGAGTGTTCTCGCGCGCCGCCGGGAGCGCCTTCTCCACGCCGCCGGCAACCTTCGTGACCGACGTCGGGCCGCCCGCCAGGGGAGTCCAGTCGCGGCGGACGGTGATCAGGTCCCACCTGGTCACCCCGGCAGCGGGAGCGTCGCACACGACCGTTACAACGTCGTCGGACTCGTCCAACACGCCGTGCCCCCACGCCTTGCCGGCGGCGACGTTCACCGCGTAAGGCGTGGACGGGTGCGCGGTGACCTTGAAATCGCCCGGGCCGTCGACGCCGTACTCGGATGAACCAATATGCGGGTGGGCCTTCGCCCACTTGACCTCCGTGACCAGGGACGCAGGCGTGCCCGCACTGGAGTCGTAGAACGTGCTGAGAATAGCCACTGGTTACTTCCTTCTGAGATCTCGGACGGCCGACCCGAGGGTGGCAATCGCGTTGGCTAGTTCATGGTCTGTGTTGTCGCTGATCTGGCCGATAGCAGGGTCCACCTTGAGGCCGTTAGCCCGAGTCCACGAGATCGCCACCGAACGCAGCGTGTCCGTGATGGTGATGCCTGCCCCAACTTCAAAGGTGACCAGATCACCCACCCGCACACCGCCCGTGCCGCCATACCGGAACACGGACGTCTCGGCGAGCTTCACCGACAGGCCCGACTTCTGAGCCGTCTCCGCGAACGTCTCGGCCGCGCGCTCTCCGTAGACGTCGCCGACGCCGGAATCCCTAGCGTCGCGGAACACCTCGATCCGCTCACCCAAGGCCGCGGCGAGCGCCGGGTCTGTGTAGCCGACGAAGGTTCGGAGAGTGCCTTCGCCATGGCCGCCGATTATGACGTCGGTAGCTTCTGCTTCGGCCTGGTCCCATTCCCATTCGGTGACGACGCCGCCTGCTTCTGTGAGGGTGCGTGGGTGCGGTTGAGGTTCGTAGCAGTCCACGACGAGGCCGGCGCCGACTTGGCGGACGGTGACTCCGATGCCAGCGGCATCGACGGCGGGGAAGAGCCTGTCGGCGAGGGGGTGGAAGCGGAAGGCTGCGGTGATGTTGGCGCCTCGGCCGAGGTCCGGGCCGACGGTGACGGGTTCGCCCAGGCGGTTGATGGCGTTGGCGGTGACGGCTGCCTTGACTACTGTCTCGGCCGGGCCGCTGATGGTGTGATATTCGCTGGTCTGGGCGGTGAGCGCAGCTGTTGGAACTGGCCAGCCGCTGATGCGGTGGAACAGACGCCAATCGTCCACCACCGTGAATGTCATGGACCCGTTCAGCGAAGGACCTGATCCCTTCTTCATCCGGACCTTGCCGCCGATCAGGTACTCGCCCTGGTACTCGACGGTGACGCGGGCGCCGCGCTCCATGAGCAGCGGCAGCTTCGCGTTGCCTGACCCCACTGTGATGGTGACGTCGCCGATGCCGTTATGCACCGGGACGGCCACCACCTCTTCGGGGTCCCCGAGCCAGCCCTGCCGGACAAAACCCTTGTTGTAGAGGGTGATGACGAACGGTGATTCTTCGTCAGTCACCATGCCCTCCAATACAGGGGAGTGAGCTCGACCATCATTGCCCCGCCTCCCGTGATGCTGATGTTGACTGGGGACGTCTGGCCCGCCGGGATCCGCGCCCAGTCCACGGCGCCCGTCAGATCCGCTGTCCGGTCAACAGGGTTCGTGAACAGCGCCGGGGTGTTGCCCGTCGCCGGCGTGTAATCGCACTCCAGCGCGGTCCGCACCCTGGGATCCGTGTCGATCACGACCGCTTTGCCAGTCGCCACCACGAACGGGACTTCGACGACGTCGGCACCCACGCCAGCGTGCGCTGCGGTGGAAGGACCAATGACTGTCCACACCGGCCATGCGTCCTCGTCGCCGTCGTTCGTCACCTCAGCGTCCGCCATGGTGTGCCCGGTCATGATGTTCACCAGCTGCGGGCCCACCGTCTCGTAGAACTCCTGCGACGCCCCGGTGCCCCATGCGGCCCGGACCGTAGTCCCAGTCCAAAACGGCTGGTCAGCGACCATGAGCGCCACGTACGCGGCCCAGCGGCGCATCGCCGGGTCCGTGTCGTACGCGTGGTCCTCCGGGACGAACCGGAGCTTTATGGACCGCTTGGCACCCGTCCCGCCCGGGCTGACCGTGAGCGTCCCGTGCCGGCGCGGATGCATCGACTTCCAGAACCTCCGGTCATGCTCAATCCACGCCTTCGAACTGGCGTCCTCGAACACAGCCAGTGGCAGAACAACGTTCCGTTCCTCCGCGACAGCACCCGTGAAAACCTGCCCAGGGACAGCCGGGCTCTTCCGGACCCACTGCGTGAACTTCGGGAAATGCAAACCCTCGACCCCGTCGCGCAGCAGGCAGACGCCCCCGTTCGGGTCCGTGAGGTCCCAAGCGGAGCCGTCATGCCCCGTCCACGTCATCCCCGTCTTGACCCACAAAGCGGCCGGGACCGGCGCGGATGGTGCTGGTACTGCATAACCAATGGCCACGGCCTACCCTCCCGCTGTAATCAATTTGAGATTGCTGCGGGTAGAGGCCCGCCGCTTCTTCGCATCCATCGCGTCAACAATGTGATCCGGGTTGCCGTACACCGGGCCGTTGAAGTTCACGATCGAGCCAGCTGCAGCCGCGGCCGCCCCGGCATCCCTGCCGGCCGTGGCCGCATTCGACCCTTGACCGCCATTGACGCTGAGCGACGCACTGGACATCAGCCGTTGCGCTGCTGCTGCCACCGCGCGCTGCTCAGAATCGATACCGCCAGCGAAGTCCTTAGCCAAGGCCTGCCCCGAGAACGACGTATAGCCCTTGCCACTGAACGGTCCCCGCTTAGCCGGCGAGTGCGGGAAGAACGACTTCGCGAAGTCCAGCACTCCACCCACCGCGTCACCTATCGCCCCGACCATGCCGGAAATACCGTCAATGAAGCCTTGGATCAGGGCCTGTCCCGCATTCAGCAGGAATGAGCCCAGATTGCCAAGGGCCGACATGATATTTCCGGGTAAATCGACGAAGAACCGGACGATATTTCCGATAAATCCGCCGACTCCGCTGACCACGTTTGACCAGGTGTCGGAAAAGAAGCTTCCGACCCGGCCAAGCCCGTCCTGGACGCTGGACCAGACGCGCTGGAAGGTTGGAACCAAGGTTCCGGTAAACCAGCGGATCACGTTGTTCACGGTGTCCTGGATGAACGAGAACACCGACTGGAAGATCTGGCGCCCGAGCTCCGTCTGAGTGAAGAACCAGACCAGTCCCGCGACCAGGGCAACAATCGCCAGGATCACAATCCCGATGGGGTTGGCGCTCATCGCCGCGTTCCAGGCCCACTGTGCCGCTGTAGCAATACCCGTGGCGGCCGCCCCTGCGAGCTGGGCGGCTTTAGCGGCCACCATGGCGGCGCCGGTAGCCACCATGGATCCGATGGCTGCGAGACGCGAGCCTGTGCCCGCCGTGGTGGCAACCGTGTCCGTGACCGTCGCTGCGGTCTGTCCACGGATTGCTGCTGCCAGGGCGAAGTTCGACGCGGCCTGAGCTGCAGCCACTGGCACGGACGCCAGAGCCGCGATGTTCCCTGCGATCTGGGCGAGCCGCCAGATCACCATTCCCGCCGCGAGCGCGATTATCGCTGCGGTCAGGATTCCGGTGTTGTCAGCGAGAAACTGCATAGTGCCAGCAGCACCCTCGAGGAGCGGCTTCAGGAGCGGGAGTGCCCCGGCGATCAGCTTGCCGATTTCGGTGGACATGTCGCCGACGGCCTTGCCGACCTCGACGAGGATAGGCCCGGCAGGACGGGCCACGGCCAGGAAGGCCTCCCACACTGAGCCCATCTGTGAGAAATCGCCGGTACTGATGGCCTGTTTGATGGCATCATAGGCGAGCCGGACACGGTATCCGACTTCCTCCATGAAGCCAGGGAACCCGGAGGACGTGATGTCGCCGTCGGCCGCTACGAAGGCGGCTTTGAAGGCTAGGAAGCCTCCTCGGGCTTCATCCAGCGCAACGCGCGTGCCGTATCCGAAGCGCTCCATGAAGCCAGCGAACCCGGACGAGGTGATATCGCCGTCGGCCGCCGAGAAGGCTGCTTGGAAGGCGCGGATGCCGCCGATGGCTTCGCCGAGTAGCTTTCCGATGCCGTTGGATGGGTCGAGCCCGAGCGCTTTGACGAGATCCGGAGTCAGGGCTCCGGACGCTATTCCGGCCTGGAATGCGGAGAGCCGTGCGAGGAAGGTCGTCAGGGTGATGGCGAATACTTTGGCTCGTTCCTCCGACTTAGCGAAGGCGGCTGGCAGCCGGTCGTTCATGAAGCCATACAGCGAGGAAAGTGCTGGGAGGAAGGCTCCAGCTACTGCCGCTTTGCCTTCCTTGACGATGGCGTTGAAGGTGGCTTGACGGGAGTTGAAGCTGGTCGTTTCGCGTGCAGCTGCGCCCTGGGCGTCGGCGGTCTGCTTCATGATCAGCGAGAGAGTTGCGGCCTGCTGCGCCTGGGTGTCGAAGCTTCCGCCGACCTTGGAAAAGCCCAGCGCAGCCGCTTCAGCATCGATCTTCGCCTGGTTCAGACTGACGCCGTACTTCTCGATGGGATCTCGTTCGCCCTTGAGGGCGCTTGATAGGGAATCGACGGCATCCTTTGTGGAGCCGCCGAACTGGGCGGAAAGATCTCCACCCAGGGTGATCAGCTCGTTCGTTTTGGGTGCCAGCTGGTCCATGGCGATGCCGCCGTTTTTCAGCTGGGAGCCGATTACGGTGCCGAGTTCCTGGTACTCGTTTTTCGTCAGGCCGAGAGCCGTTTTTGCGTTCGCTGCGTAGCCGAACACCGTGGCTGAGGCGTCCTTGAATACGGCTTGGACGCCGCCGATGGACTGCTCAAGATTTCCTGCCCCTTGGACGCCCTCCAGGAAGCTGTCCTTGAGCTTATCGAGTCCGATCAGGGTGCCGAGGCCTACGAGGGCGCCCCGGAACGCCTGGCCAAACGTCCGGCCGCCTTCACGGCCGGACGTCTCAACCTCGTTGGAGACCTTGCTGCGGAAGCCTGTGAATACTGGCTCGATCGCTACCTGGCCGGAACCGACTTCATCAGCCATCGGGCGTCTCCGTTCGTAGTTGCCCGAAGGCGCTCATTGCCCTCAGCTGCTTGGCCAGAGTTTCTCGCTCTTCAGGCGTGACGTCCGCGGCCTTGGGCGCGGTGTCCCACGGCAGATCAATCTGAATCGGCTTGTCACCCTTGCCGCGGGTCGCGTTCACCACGCGGGCAAACGTGCCGGCCGCATAAATTTCCTGCCTGCTCGCCGCGTACTTCCAGCCAAGGATTGACGCCGTGAGGTGCGAATCAAGTTCCTGGGTCAGACCCTCAATTAGGTCCGCCGCTTCCTCGTAGCTGTAGCTCAAGCCCATTTCGTCGGCGCTGAGCTGGAACCTCTTCCGGAAGTCGTAGCGGACTGCCGGCCAGTGGTCCTCTACTAGCTCGAGGAAGGACCGGATTTTCCCACGGAGGCGCCCAGCTTCTCGCCGACGGCCTGCATCCACTCCATAGCGAAGAGGAGAGTGTCTGCCCCGTCCTGGAGGCCGGTGAGCGTCTCGGCATCCTCCGGAGTCATGATCTGCTCCAGGATGTAATCCACGATCTCTTCTTCAGGAATGCCGGCGTCCTCAACTTTGAGGAGGACCTTCATCTTGCTGTATGGGACCAGTAGGCTCAGCGAGATTTCGCCGTCGACGTTCGTCTGGCACTTCAGCGTGTTCTCCACGATGAGGCTGCGGGGCTTCGGTCCGGGCTCAGGCGCCGACTTCGGCGCTGCGCTCTTGGCTGCAACTGGCTTGCGCGCGCGAGGGGCGGCCGGCTTTTTCGTGCTGGGTTCGGCTGCTTCAGGAGCTTCCGTGGTCATGGCTTGTCTCTCTTCTGACGGGTGGTGATGGGTGGAGCTGCTGCCCCGCGCTCACCCATCAAGAGGCGCGGGGCAGCAGGTGTTAGGGCGACTAGACGTCGCGCGTGTAGGAGAACGGTGCGGACGGGCCCACAGGGTTGGTGACGACGACGCTTGCGACGCCGGCCGCACCCGCAGGCAGGACCGCGTCGATCTGCGTGGCAGAAACGATGTCGAAGTCAGTAGCTGCGGTTCCGCCGAACGTGACCGCTGTTGCGGTAGCGAACGCTGTACCAGTGATGGACACTAGTTCGCCGGCGCCAGCCGGATCCGGGGAACCTTCAACGGCGGTGATCGTCGGGATGGTCGTCACCGTCGTCTCCGCCGGGATCAGCCATTCACCGATGTGGTTGTTCTCCAGTCCGGGGGAGCGGTCGATCTTGAAGGTGACCTCGTAGCCCAGGACGTTGCCGCGCTCGGACTTGTCCTCAGCGACCGATGCGACCGTGGCGTTCGCTGCTACGCGGCGCCGGATCATCCCGTTCTTGAAGATTTCTTCCGTGAAGATGACGTACTTGGCGCTGGTGCCGCCGCCGTCGATCGTGATGTATCCGTTCACGTCGGCGGTCTTGCCGCGGATGATGGAGCGCACAATCTCATCGGTCTGCGCGAACTTGACCTTCAGCTCCACGTTGGCCAGGCCCGACGGGAGAGAGAAGCCTTCCTGCCAGAACTCGATCGGATCGCCGTCCGCCTCCATGGACCACTCAAAGCCGCCGTCCTCCGTCAGGAGACCGGGAAGCTTATAGGTCACCGCGAGTGCCAGGGACCGCGAGGCGCCGGCCACCGGCGTCGGAATCGCCGTGCCGAACGGTGCGATGCCAATGTGTCCGGTGACCGGTACACCTACGGCGGTTACATCATTTCCTAAGCTGTCTGCAGCCATTACTTGCCTCCAAATAGAAAAGACCACCCACAGACGTGAATGGCTGGATGGTTGGGTGGGGTGGTGCTATGCGGTAAATGCCTGGCCAGTGAGCCCTAGGTCGGCCGTGAAGTAGCGGCGCGGCTGGCCGGAGTCTTCCCGGACCTTGAAAGGGCCGGCGGTGCTCCGGACAACGGCAACCGGGTTGCCGGCCTCCACCGCTGCGGAGCCGGCGACTATGGCCTGGACCAGCAGCGCGAGGCTGGATACCTCTGTGCCGTTGGTGGGATCATCACCCGCCAGGACGGTTATGCCGACTGTCGTTTCCCTAGTGTTCAGGCCGGTGGTGGGGCCGCCGTCGTCGCGGACAACGACTGCCTTGCTCCTGCGTGGATCCGGAAACCGGTCACTGACAAAGACGCCGTCCGCGAGCGCAGAGTGTGGACTTGCGCCGTCGGCCGCGATGGCTGCGAGACGTGCCCGGATGTGTCCGGTGAGGAAGAGTTCGACGTCGGAGTGTATGACGTCCTTACCCACCGGACTTCTCCGCGTTCAGTGCGCGGGCGAGGTTCCCGGTTTCGGATTCGACGAACATGCTTGCCGGGTCTTCGGCCACGACCAGGCCGACGTTTCGAGTCGCGGTGCTCTTGATCCTGGTAGTGATCCGGTCCCGGTAGTCGCCAGTGTCCACCGGTGCGGATGCCCGCGCCCGGGCGGCGACACTGTCGAGGTGTCGTTGGACGACGGCGGTGACTTTGGGGGAGTGCCCGAGCTTGGTGAAGAAGGCGTTGTTCCACTTCATCTTGCCTGCCATCAGCCCGCCACCTTCCTGATCCGGAACTCAACGCCCGGATTCCAGCCCGTCAGCGCGTTCTTCCAGTCGGCGACTTCTCCCTCGACGTCCCAGAGTCCTGAGCGGGCCCTGATGCGGTCGTGGGGCAGGACGTCGACGCCGGGACCGGCGTAGAGGCTCATGCCCGTGGTGACGCTAGTACGGTCCTCTGTGCGGGTCTCCGTGCTCGAGGACGGGGCGATGGCCACGCCTTCCAGCTCGATCATGGCCGGCGCTGTCCAGTCCCTCTTGGTTGATTCGCCGGAATATGGATCCGGGACCAGCTGGGCCCGCTCCCGGGTGACCGTCTCACCGTGTGCCAGGGGAAACATTCAGGACCGCCCTTCAGGCCAGACGAAGATGCCCTCGTAGTTACCCGACGGCGGCATAGAAGACTGCGGCAGGGCGGTCGATCTGCCCTCAAACACGGCCACCATCCAGTCCTCGAGTACGAGCGGATCCGTACTTGCCCCTGCCAGCGTTGCTGACCTAGACATCGGACCCACTCCTTCAGAGAAGGACTTGGCCCCGCGGACAGGAACGACGTCGACGGCGCCAAGAACCATCTGGACCACGACGTCGCTCACGTCCTCCGCGGCCAACGTGCCTGCCGCGATCCGGGAATCGACGTCGGGCCAGTGCCGCCGGATCTTCCGCGAAGCGGACCCCAGGTAATAGGTTGCCCGGGTCGCCTCCGCGGAAGTGAGAGGACGCCAGGCCGCCGCCACTGTGTCAATTTGTGCCAGATCGGCCATGGCGTCCTCCTACTTGCTACTTGGCGGGTGTGGACTTCGCGGTGGCTGTAGCTTTCGCCTTAGCCTCTGCTTCGGCAGCCGCCTTGGCATCCGCTGCGGCCTTGGCTTCAGCTTCGGCTGCAGCCTTTGCAGTTGCTTCCGCTGCCGCGGCTTCCTCTTCGGTGGGGGTTGCCTCGATGGTGACCTGCTCGATCAGGCCGAGCGCCTCCAGCTGGTCGAGCTTGGCCTGCTCGACGCCCTCGGGGATGATTCCGCCCTGGCGGATGATGCGGGCGATGCGGTTGCCGGTGGCGGGGCCGACAGCAACCTTCACCACAGAGGCCATTGCCTTATACAGCTGCGGCATGATCAGAGCCCCGTTCCGGTGACGACGAACCCGGCGAGTGGGTTGACAACCACGGGCACATGGGGGTTACGCGCCTGCAGCCGGGTCTTGTCGGCCTTTTCGCGGTAGGAAGCAATCTCCACTCCGGTGTCGCCGCCCACCTTGCGGTACTCGGGCGAGGGGATGTCCTCGCGTGCGACACCGCCCAGGCGGCGGCGGTCCACGAACATCGGGTTCGTGAACTGATCGTCATCACTGGAGATCCAGGTCAGACCTGCGAGGGTCGGGAAGGCACCCGTCTTTGCGGTGTCGTCATCGTTCGGCAGCATCTCTATCAGTTCCGGGATGATCGCGGCGTAGTCGTCGCCGTTCAGCACCACGGTGTCGATGGAGTAGCCGAGCTTGAGCTTCCTGGCCGCAGACTGGACACGGAGAGCGTCCTTCAGAATCTGCTTTCCGGTCGTCCAGGCAGCGCCCGCCGCGAGGGGCTGCGTCACAGAGGACTGGATCACACCAAGAGCAAGCTCGTTGGCGTTGAACACGAGCTCTGTCTGCAGGAGCAGCATCGCATCGTCGATGGGCTGGCGGAGGCTGCGGCCGATCTCCTCGTCTGTGATCTCGGTCGCGATGCCTTCCTTGGAGGCCGTGTAGATCTCGTACTGCTCAGCGCTCAGCGGCGTCAGCTTGTACTCGGCTCCCGGGGCAACGGATTCGGCCTTGCGGTCCGTGCGGATCTTCTCGTTCGAAGGAACCGCGATCGCACCGCCCTGGACCTTGTAGCGGCCCTGTAGGAGGAAGTTCCCGACGAACTGCTGTGCGGTCAGGATCTCGCCCAGACGACGGGCAAGCAGCGTCGGGTTCTTGACGAACGCCTGCAGCTCAGCCGCGGAGGCCGTGCCCAGCTGGCTGGGGGTGTACGGATACGTCTTCATGTTGTGGCGGCCTTTCTAGTTCTGGAGGACTTCGACGGACGCGCTGTCGGCCGCGCTCGTGAGAGCGAGCCCGATGTCAGCGCCGGCAGCGAGCGTGCGGACCTTGCCGGCGCCAGCTGCTTCGAGCCGGGCGCCTCGCACGATCGCACCGGATGCGGTCAGCAGATGAACCGGCTTGCCAACCTCGACGGTCACCTTGTCGCCAATGGCGGCATCATGACCGGCAATGCCGACTACCTTGGCGGAGGCGGCTGCAGCCGGGGTCACCGAACGATCAGTGGCGCCCACCTCAACAGGGTGGCCACCAGTGACGGCCGCGGACACATCGAACGTGACCGTCTGGCCGGGGCGGAACAGAGGCAGGTACTGGCCCATGATCAGGACTCCTTCGGGAATACGTGGTTGTACGAGCGATCCTCGTCCGTGGACTCGGTGATGCCGCCGGTGTAACCAGCGGCCGCGACAGGCACGAGGCCCTTTTCGAGGCCGGCGAGGGTCTCGGACATGCCGGGGTCCGCGGCGAGCGCGTTTACCCAGTGGTCTCGGCGGGCAGGAGCGATCCGGCCATCCTCGACGGCGGCGTTGACCAACGCGAGGCGGTTGGAGGCCAGCTGCTCCTGGCGCGCTGCGCGGCCTTCGGCGGCAGCGTTCTGGAGGTCCGCGTACTGGGCTTCGTCCAGTACGACTGTGCCTGGTGCTGCAGCTACAGGAGCTGCGGGGGTTACTTCCTGCTCTGCGAGCGCCTCGTCGAGTGCGGACAGAAGTCCGGTCTCGTCAAGGTTTGCTGCGGCGGGGATGCCGAGCCGCTTGCGGAGCCCCTGTGTCAGTGCTTCCGACATGGTGTCGGTTCCTTTCTGTTGGGGGGTGATGATGTCCTTCGGCTCGGCCGGAGGTGTTGGGATGGTCTTGGCGACCATGTGGGCGGCCATAGCCAGCGGTGAACCATTGACCAGGCTGAGGCCCGGGCGGCGTTCGTGGCTGGCTTTGACCGTGGGTGCCGGGGCGTTGCGGCGCCCGGCGTGGGCGAATATGGAGAGATCGAAGCGGTTGGTTGCTTCGGTATCGTCGGTGGACTCTGCCTCGCCTTCGTCGATCCGATCAGCGAGGCCCGCCTCCACGGCCTCCTCAGCGGTGTACCAGGTCTCGGCGAGCATCGCCTCGCGCCATTCGTCGGCTGTGCCTCCGGCGCGTTCGGCGTAGATGCCAGCGATGGTGCCTGAGATGCGGTTTAGGATCTCGGCGGTGTCGGCCATGTCCTTGGCGTTGCCCCAGCACAGTGCGCTGGCGTCGTGAATCATGAGTTCGGTGTTCTTGCCCATGACCACTTCGTCAGCTGCCTGAATGATGAAGGACGCTGCAGAGGCTGCCAGGCCGTCCACAGTGGCTACCACCTTGGCCTGGTGCCGGCGGAGGGCGTTCATGATGGCCACCCCGTCAAAGACGGAGCCACCTGGGGAGTTCACCCGGAGGTTGATCGTCTCAACATCCAGTGCCTGCAGTTCCTTGACGAAGTCTCCGGCGTTGACTCCCCAGAAACTGTCGATCACGTCGTAGATGTAGACCTCGGCCGAGGTGCCGGCTTCGTCGGTCTCCATCCGGAACCACTTCCCCTGGCTCGCGGAGGGCTTGAGCATGTTGATCTTCATTTCATCTCCGTGGGTTGGTTGGTTGCGGCTGTGGTGCTGGCTGGGCAACGGGTGTACGTGGCTCGCGAGCCGTGGCGGGATCCGCTGCGGGGAGCCCGTAGGTGGTCCGCAGGAAGTCATCGAGCTTCTGGTCGGCGGTAATGGCACCGCTATCGATCAGGGCCTTGATGGCCTCGGCCGTTGCCGGGTGGCGGGAGCCGATTTCTTCGAATACCAGCCGCGGGGCTGGTTCGTTGGGCCCCCAGTTGACGTCGACCAGGTCTTCGATGACGTGCTGGGTGGTGATGTCCGCGATCTGCATGGCCACCGTCTGCAGGGAGAGCGTGAAGAAGTCGGCGAACGTGGAACCCAGCGCCCAGGACCCGGTTTCGGTGCCGAGGTTCAGGAAGTGAGCCAGGACGCCGCGGGCGATCTGTTCGTCGTAGTACCTGATGGGCTTATCCGCGTCGGGGAGAGTCCCCTCTACGCCCTTCAGCGCGAGTTTCGCACTGTTCGGTATCGAGGCGCCGGAATTGTCGCCGGACCGAAACCCCTTAGCCAGGGTCAGTCCGCTGTCCAGCTCGTTCTTTTCCCTCGTAGTCCGATCTTCGCCGGTCACCGTGTCAGGAAGCTTTGAGCCCTCGTACACCGGGACGCCCATGCCGTTGCGATCCACCGTCTGCGCCTGGACGCGCAACAGGCGGTCCTTCAGCAGCCAGTACTTGTACGCGGGCCGCAGGAGCGACTGGCCCAGCCAGTTGCCGCCCTCACGCTCGTTGACGTACACGGCGAGCCGCTCCACACCCATCTTGGCTTCTTTGTTACCCCCGGAGGGGTGACCGTGCTGGTAAATGGCGACCAGGCCGCCGTCGGGCGCTACATCCACCCGGGAGATCGTCTTGGGCGGGCGCCAGGCGAGCTTCCGGAGCCGCGCAAGACCGCTCTCGTCGATCCGGTACACCTGTTCGAACACTGAGTGCCCAAACGGGAGCATCAGCAGCGACAAACGCAGATGCTCGGCCCAGGAGAACCTGTCACGGGTCCGCAGGACCGGCGCGTTCTCTTCACCGACAAGCGGCAGGCCCATGTCGTCCGCAACCTGGCGGGCAACCTCCGGGCGGGCGCCGTTGGGATCGATCCGCCACTTTGTCCGGCGGATCGGCAGCGTCATGGCCCGCAGCACCGAAATGACCTGGCCATCCTGCCGACGCATGCGGTCGTACACCTCAATGTTGTGCGGCCACTGAAGCTCCGGGGTCTCTTCCTCGTCCAGCTGCGTCCACCACTCGGTGGCCGTACTGGCATAGCCCTTTTCTGACACGGGAACCGTCATGCTGCGCGCTCCTCTCGTCAGAAGCCCTGTTGGGCCCAGTTATCAGTGGATGAATCGACGTCGGCCGTCCGGACTGCTTCCGGTGCCGGCGGTGGCGGCGGGGGAACAACCTCTTTGCGGCCCAGCAGCCACTTGGCCGCCGTAAACGCCATCAGGGGCGCCACCTCCGCAGGGGATGCCCTGTGGTCAGGGATGGAAGCGCCGGCGCTGAAGACCTTCAGGACGGCCGTGGCCGCCGCGACGTCCAGGACCGGCTGTGGGTTGTGCCGGACGGTGCAATCCCTGACGGAGTCGTAAGTGTCCGCCCAGCCCGCAGTGAGGTCACTGCCGGACCATTCCACAACCGGGATGGTGAACTTGACGTCTTCGGCCAGGGTGACCATGAGCGGGGAGATCGGGGCGCCCTTGGACTGGCCGGCTACAGACCGAATACGGTCCCGGCGCTTGTCGTCCATCAGGTAGTCCTTGACCCAGTCCGAACCGTGACGTGCTGCCACGATCTCGACCTGAGCGACGCCGTCGGCCCGGTGTCCGGCGAACGCTACGTAGGTCATTGACCGGTCATGGGATTGATCCAGGCCCACCACGACGTCAGTGACGATCCGGTGCTCTTCGCCCATCCGCAGGCTGCCATCTGGCAACTTCTCCGCTTCGTTCTTGCCCTTATCCCACGAGCCAGGCGGGAACGGGCCCGTCAGAGTGCCCTCTGACCACTGGCAAAGGACCTCAGTGCGGAAAACCCACTCAGGATCGGTCCTGCAGGCCGCGGCGATGGTCCGCTCAGTGAAACCGGGGTTCCAGTTCAGCGACGGATTGGCCTGGGCCCACCCTTGCCGGTCCCGCTCGTCCATTCCTGGGGCGGTTGACCACTCAAACAGGCCGAGAGTGTCCTCGTCCTGTTCAAATTCGGCCAGCTCGTCCTCGTCGAGCTCCTCGTCGTCGTCCGTGAGCTCGTTCAGGTCCAGCGCGGTAGGTCCGGAGGCCCCGATCTCCTCGCAGATCCCGTCAGGATCCCCGATTGCCTCGTGCGCCATCTTGCGGAGGTACCGCAGGACGATGGACGTCAGGTCGCCGGCGTTCGAAAGCGCCAGAATCAGCGCTTCAGCCTGCGCCATGGTGGTCTTGGTGATCGCACCCCAGGCTTCCCAGTTCTGATGCTCGCGCAGCTCATCGAGCATGATCAGATTCCCGGTGAAGCCACGGCCGGCGCGGCGGTTAGCGGCCTTGACCTTGTAGCGGGCCTTGGTCTTCTCAGTGGCACCGTCAGTGATCTCCAGCGCCTTCTTGCCGTTGACCTTGACCACGCGCTTGAGGATCTTGGAGAGCTCGTCGTCTTCTTCGACGAGATCGACGGCGCCCTGCCAGACTTCCTCAGCTGTTTCGAGGTCCTGGGCGGTGCCCATGACCAGCGGCCAGCCCCAGACGATCATGAACCAGAGCGCGAGGACCTGCGAGAGCGTGCTCTTGCCGTTCTGGCGGGCGATCAGCACCACTACCGTGCGGAAGCGCAGCGTCCCGTCCGGGAGCAGCTCCAGCATCCGGCACAGGAGGACCTTCTGCCAGGGGTACAGCTTCAGGTGCAGGACGTTCTCGGCAAACTCGATGACGTCATAGCCGAGGGTCGTCTCTGGCGTCAGCGGCCGCAGCGGGGGAGTACAGATCCGCGGCTCAGCCGAGCCGTAGATCTTCTTCTTTTTCGTCCCCGTGTGAGGTGGCTCGGGAACGTGGCAGATGGAGCGGTAGTAATCACCGGGGTCTACATCAGCCGGTCCGCTCACCGGCGCGGCGTGCGGCGGCGCGAGCTTGGAGGTCGGAGACATTCGAACCCTCCGGCTTCTTCTCGCCGTCGGACGGCTCAGCAGGGGCAGCTGGGGCAGCAGCGCCGGCGCCCATCGGCAGCGACGCCGGGGTGATCTGGAGGTCCGCGCAGGCCTTCAGGTAGGTGGGGACCGTCGTCGTCATGGCTTTCTGCAGGGCCGCCATGCTGTCCCGCTGCGCCTCGTCGATCATCCAGGCGAGGGTCTTGAGCGCAGCAACGGGGCCGGCGAACCGGAGCCCGTGCAGGTGCTTGGCCTCCGAAAGGGTCTGGGCGGTGGCGTCGGCCATGTAGCCGCGCTTACGGACGGGCTTCACCAGGGGTGCGAACCGATCGCCCCACGCGCGGATCTGCTCCGCAGTGGAACGCTCGACGGCGAGCGCAGGGTGAGGGATGACGCGGCCGCGGGGATCCCTGACCACCATGCCCTCTTCCTCGACCCGCTGGCGGGCTTCGCGGAGGCGGGCCATGAGGGTGCAGAAGGTCTCCAGGGCGGAGCGGTCAACATTGCCGGCGAGGTCGTTGCTGGCGACGATCTCTCGCCACATGTTCGCTACAGCTTCGGGAAGGTGGTCCGGGGGCTCGATGGGGTCTGGTTCTGCCTGGGTGCGTGGCTTCATAGTTTCAGCTCCCCGAGTGTCATGGTGCCGCAGCGGATTGTTGACGTGGAAAGGACGCCGGCGCGGATGGCGCCTATCGGCATGGTCTCGACGGCGGACCAGCTGGCCACACTCTGTGGCCGCAGCTTCGCGACCAGGTCAGAGAGTGTCCGGCGCGAATGCCGCCAATCAATCAGGACGGCAATGTCAGCGACAACCATCTGCGGGTAGTCCGCCAGGACCTCACGAACGGCAGGCTCGGCATCCTCGGACACAGACGGCCGGTAGTAGTGATCGCGAGCTCCGGGGACCAGCGCGCGGCGGACGGCGTTGCGAGAGGCCTTCTGTTCCCTGGCGATGCCCCGGATCGATTCGCCTTCGCCGTGGAGTAACCGGAAGGCTGGTCGGTCGTGCATCAGCCTGTCAGGAGGGCTGGGGCGGTGGCTTCCAAGAGCTCGTCCCGCCGGCGGTGTTCTTTCATTGAGTCAGTGATGAATACGGCGGTGAGAACTCGTCCGCGAGCGGCGCTGGGCGAACGAGGCGTGACGAACAGCGGCTTACCCGCAAGGAGGCCGTTTTCTGCGAGCCAGGCTTCGCCGTCGTTGTGGTCTTTGCAAATGATCGCGACGTTGCTGCGTGCCATCTTTTCGTACTCCTTCGGATTCTCGGTGGAGGGTCCGTTTTCCCCGCCAATTCAACGATCTTGGGGGATTTTTCGGAGGGAAAAACCCGGGGGGAGAGGATCCTTCAGGCGGGGAGTGTCCCGGGCTGACTGGAGCTGGATTTTATTCGGGTCCGGCTGGCCGGAGTCACCATTGCTCCGACGTCACACCGAGACCGAGAGTGTCACCGACACCCTCCGCTTTGTTGCAACTGAGATGCGCGGGCTTCCAGTTGCTCGGCTCCCAGGTGAGATGCGGGTAGGAGCTGCGCGGCTTCACGTGCTGGACGCTGCACGACTGCTCATCCGGGTATGCCAGCGAGTAGTCAATGACCATGTCGCAGATGCAACACGGCGCCTTGTTCCGTCGCCCCTCGGACTTGACCCTGAGCAGCGCGTCACTGCGACGGCGGCCTGACCATGCGGGGATATACAAACCGTTCATGGCGTCCACCTTTTGGTCACGTGGTCCCGGACCCTATGCTTTGCTTTCCGCCAGACGTACGCTGAGGCTTCCATAACCAATAACAGGGGGTAGGCAATGGCGTCAGCACACGTGGTTCCGAGCGGTTCAATGTGGCTAGTGAAAGTGAACAGCCAAGAGCGTTCGCGTCACTTCACACAAAGCGTCGCCTGGGATGCGGCGCGCGACTACTTGGCGTCCAACGGCGGGGGCGAGCTCTCCATCCATGGCACGGACGGGGCTGTCCGAGCCAAGGACACCATCTATCCGGGTAATGATCCACGGAACATTCGCGGCTAGGAATGACGAAAGGCCCCGTTGGTGATCCGACGGGGCCTTTCGCGAAACTGTTTTGGGGACAACTATCCCGAGCACGCTCATTCTATCCAGAGTCTCAGAGGATTAACAACTGTCACTCAGCCCACGCGTGTCACATGGTCAGCTAAGGCGTGGAGTTGGTAACCGGACCAGGTTGCCCCGCAGTTGCCGCATGAGGCGAACGTCCCCCGCTCGTGAGGTACCGCAGTGAGCGTCGGCTTCCGGATCATCTCCCCCTCGTCCTCCACCTTGTAGTGGCTGAGCTGGCACTCCGGGCACTTGCCCTTCAGCTCGATCCGCTGCTGTGGATTGAACAGGGCTTCAATGTCGTTGCACCAACCGCCGATCATCCGGATAGCTTCCTTCTCCGACTCCGGAGCGGCAAGGGCCTTCACAGCCCAGAACTGGATCCGCTTGGCGATCGACGTGGCGTCCAGGCGGTCAGTCCCACCGAACGTCCAGTACTGATAGGTGCTCGTCTCATCAATCCGTCTCAGCAGATCGAACGCATTCAGCGCCATGGGAGCAGGCCTGCCCGATCCGCTGCCGCCCGAGCCCGACTCCATACCCGGGGTCAGTGCAGCCTGCAGCTGGCCCAACAGGGATGGCCACATCCTGTACCTGGTCACGGCGTTGCCGGCTTCGTCTTCGGTCTCCACCGGCTGAGGAGTGTTCCTGGTCAACTTACTCACCACGCCGCCGAGGTCCATGGATTCGTTGCTCTTCACTCGTCACCTCTCAAGTCTTTGATGATGTGGCCGTTCCTCAGATCCATGGGGCGCCAGACGCCGGCATTGATCCCAGACAGCTGCAGCACGCCCAGCCACTCCAGCTGGTCAGGGGACACTTTGCCGACGTCGGTCTTCAGCTCACGAATCAGCACACGGCTACGGGCCGAGTTGGCCAGGACAAGATCCGGCCAGCCCGCCCGTGAGCGCCGGGAATCGAATGGGTGATAGGTCAGGTGGTAGCCGTATATCCGGGCAAGGTCGATGACCTGCTGCTGGAACTGGACTTCTGAGATTTTCGGAATGAAAGCAGTTTTGGGAGAAGGCAAGGGTTAGTTCCGTCCTCTGGTTCGGGGGCGTCCACGTCTAGGTCTCTTATTGCTATTGGGTGAGGGTTTGGAAGGTAGCGGGGGAGAGGTTGGCTCCCTTCCCGTACCTGCCCGTCCCGTCCCGTCCCGACCCGTCCCGGCAATACCGGTTCCATCAGTCAGGCGTTTCGCAGGATTGGCAATATGTTGGCAACCAGGGCCGTGCTGGTGAGTCTCTTGCTGGCCGGTGGGGCCGTCGCCAGCGATGGATGGGCCGGCGGAACCGTTGCCCTCTTGCTGGCCGGCAGGACCATCGCCAGCAGCTATCGGGCCGGATGTGCCGTTGCCCTGGGTAGTGGGGCCGGATGTGCCGTTGCCCTCTCGCTGGCCGGTCGGACCGTCGCCAGCAGTGATAGGGCCGGTGGAACCGTTGCCTTCGGGAGTGAGGCCGGATGTGCCGTTGCCCTCTTGCTGGCCGGTGGAACCGTTGCCAGTCTCGTCGCCGGGCTGCAGCTGCTTCCCGGACGGTTCGGGGACGGTCATCCCCATGCGCTTCACATATTCGTGCTCGCGCAGCCACTGGACCGTGGAAGTGCTGAAGAAGGCGTGCTCTGGTGCAGGCAGGCGCGGGTAGTCTTGGTCAGCGTTCGGGTTATCCCGTCGGCCCGAGTTGCAGCCCCGGCAGGAGACGAACAGATCCTTCTCTGAGGCTGCCTGCTTGCCAGGGATCCGGTGATCGTACGTGCCGCCCAGGCGCCCGTTCTGGGCTCCCCAGCGGACCACCTTGCCGCAGTAGCGGCAGCCGTCGCCGTCGCGCAGCCTGGCCGGGATGACCAGCTCTGGACGTGCTGTGTCGTTGCGCCTCTGCCGTTCCCAGTCGATCTCGGCTTTCGTGCGGAGGTGGATGAAGTCCGGGTCATCGAGGATCCGGTACACCTTGCGTGAGTGGCCGTCTTCCTCGAGGGATTCCTCCACCATGTAGCCGGAGAAGACTGCGAGCTGCAGTAGCTCGTTGGCGCGGGACATGCCGCCGGCCATCTGGATGGCCGTGCCCCTGTTGATGACGTAGTCCGTGAGGTGCGCGGCTGACTGGGTCGAGCAGCGCATGACGAATCCGAACAGCTCATTCACAATCCTTTCGTCGGCAAGCTGGTGTTCGAGGACGGCGAGCGCGGTGGGGTGGTTCGCTGCGGTGTCTCCCACTCTGGCCCATGGCATCTATCTGTCCGTCCTTCTGTTGTGGTTGATGTGGCTTCAGTGGGCGGCTGGCCGTGCGGCTGCAATTCGGTGGCGGCCTGAGGCATCCCGCAGCGCGGGCACTTGTGCGTTGCGTCTGGCTGGTGTGCGCCCTCGGCGATGCACTTGCGGAGCCTGCGTGTAAGGATCGCGGCGGCCAATTTGCGGCCTTCTGATTCGATCTCCGCCATGGTCTTAGTCATCGGGGCTCCCCTCCTTTGTGGATCACTCGGCATGTGTGTCTCGTTTCTCGTGTTCCGTGCATCCGCATTTGCTGGCGCCATCGTCGTGAACTATGGCGGTGCAGGATTCTCGTCCGTGGTAATGACCACAGCATTGGCAGTGCCACCTACTCACGCCCGCCGCCTCATCTGCCTCTTCATCCGTTCCTGGAGGAAGTGGTCAATGCTCTTGTCCGGGTTGACAGGCGCTTCGGAGGACGAAAGGTGGGGCGGGGACAGTTGCTCCCAGCCCTCTGCGGCAGCCCGGTTGATGGTCCGGCTGATCGCGGCCGCCTCGTGACGGTTCGCGGGGAGGCGCGGCTTGTCCCAGAGCATGAGGTACAGGTCCCTGACGGCCCGGGCCGTCTCGGCGTTGCAGTACTCGCGGTCCAACAGAAGGCTGAAGTTCGAATGCTCGCGGCCGAGCCTGCGCCCCTGCCACCCGACTGAGTAGCCAAGACATGCGAGCGTCTTGACCCGCGCCTGGGTGGGTTCGGCTTTGACGCGGATCGTTTTTCCCACTGTGGTCAGGGACGGCTTGACCGCTAGGACCCGCTCTGCGACGCGCGTCTCCACGCGTGCCCGGGGCGGCATGTTCCGGGACGGGTCGCCGTAGATGATCTTGCCCAGGGTGGCATTCGAGACCCCTGCGATACGGGCAATGATCTTGAGCCCGTATCCGCGCTTACCCAGCGCAAGGATGTGTTCCCTGACCGGGCCGGCGTCGATCCTGCCGACGTCGTACGTGCCTGCGGCCTTCGCCGCTTCGCGTTCCCGTTCCCTTAGCGTGTTGGCCTTGGTGCAGGGTGTGCAGCGGCATTTGTCCACCACGTAAGCCGTGGGTGTGCCGTGCTGGTGATTGGCCCGGGCGCATTGGCAGTCGCGTTTGATCCGTTCGGCCGTCATGGTGAGCACCTGCACTCACCGCTGAGCGGGTGGTAGATGCCGCCGCAGGACGGGCACGGGTCCATCTTCTCCGGCTTAGACAGCAGTGAATCGTTCTTTTTCTCAAACATCTCTGTAGGCTTCGGCATCAGACTCCCTCCAACGGCTGCGGCATGCGGACGGGCATGATCAGGTGCCGGTACGTGTCCTTAGTTCCGCAGGCAACGCCGCCGGCCGTCAGGCACACAGGCTTAGCCAGGCTCTCCTGGAACGACATGCGAACCTTCTCGGCGTCGATCGAGCGGAGCGCCGCGAGCAAGTACGCGGGGTTGAACGCCACAGCCTGCGTCGCGTCTTCCGGGACTGTTCCGGCGGCCACGAGTGCTGGGGTTTCGACGGCGGCGGCGGGCGCTTCGTTGAGGGCCGGGCGGATGGTGATGGTGCTGGAGGTCATGACGATGGTGGCCGGGGTGTTTCGTTCGTTGAGGTCGACGGTGACGCTCACCTGGTCGATGAGGTCTCTTCTGTCGGCTTCTATGTGGGTTGCAGCGGTATCCAGGAAGAGTGCTGCGAGCTTGGGGTATTCGCCGCCGGTCCCCATGAGCGTGTAGGTCAGATCTCCGGAGATGAGACTGAGCGCGGTCCCGCCGCCGGAGCGCCCGGGGGAGTCGGCAGAGGCGAGGACGCCCACTGTGACCTGGTCGCCGTCGAGGTGCCTACTGACGGACTTCCACACGGCGGCTTTCATGAGGAACCGGAACTCGGGGACAGGCTGCTTGGTGGCGATCCGCTCGGAAGAAAGCCGGTAGCGGTCTGTGGCCTGCATCGTGAGGTGCTTACCGGCGCCCTGGATCTCGATGGAGGTCAGAATCGGGAGCGTGTCGTCAGTGGATGCGGCCACGAGTGAGCGGTTGAGTGCCCCCACGAGTACCTGGCGGTCCATGCGGAATCTCTCGAACGCTGCATGCTCCGGCAGCGGCGGGTACTCGGCCACGTTGTAGTGGTTCAGGATCGGGATCGTGTACCCCTCTGCACTGACCGTCAGCAGCCGCTGGCCCAGCATCTCCCGAGCCGCCAGCGTGACCGGGGCCTTGGGATTGCGGCGGGTGATGGTCCGGATCGTTCGGACCAGCCACGAGAGCGGCAGGAGCGCCTGCGCATCCTTCAACCGGCCCGACGGCTCGTGCTGGAGCTTGGCAACGGCGGACGTCTCATAGTCATACGCCGACACCGTCGCTTTCCCCTGGCTACACTCAACGAGGACGCACGCCAGGATTGGGATAGGCGGTCGGTTCGACGCCGCGACGCCGACAGCGCGGAGCTTCCTCAGCCACTCCTCACTCGTTGCAGTCACCTCCAGATCGGCGAGCGCCGGAGCTGGTCTGGTGATGGTGGTGTCCGTTGTGGCCAGTGCCGTGATGGTCATTGATGGTCCTTTCGCGGTGCTGCGGGTGGAGGAGGTTGGTGAGCTGATTGAGGCGGCGGACTTCGATGGCGTAGGCGCCTTTTTGCTGGTCGGTCCAGCCGCGGCCGGGGAAGTACTTGCTGACCGTGGATGATCCGACGCCGAGCAGTTCGGCGACGGCTACCTGGCTGTATCCCTCTTCAAGGAGCCGGTCCGCTTCGGGCAGCCACTCCTCGAGCGGTCGGAACGGTGCTTTCGGGGCGGATAGGCCGAGTGCGCGTTTGTGCCGGCTGATGGTCCGTTCGGTGACGCCCATTTCGTCGGCTATCTCGTCGAGACTCCTGCCCTCGCTGACTAGGGTGCGTAATCGCTCCCTGTCAGCCAGGCGGCCGTATTGGCGCCTCATTGCCCCAAGCCATTCAAGTCCGTCCCTGATTGGCGGTGCGCGCCGATAATGATCCTGCCGACCTCGAGCGCTTCCTCCCGGTCATCGAAGTAGGGCTCATCGACGATTACGTGGGCGACGTCGTCGCGGTCCCAGCCCATGAGCTTCCAACGTCCGTCCTGCGTTTGCCGGACACCCGCCCTCGGATATCTGGCATGCCGCAGGGTGAACGGCGCATCCGGCGAGCGCCGGAGGACTTCCTTTTGCCAGGGCGTCAGCTTGAACTGCAGCACGTCCTCCGCGAAGCTGACGGCCGCATCCATGGGCGCCGGCTTCGCGAGTTCGTCGACGGTTGCCTCGTATTCGTTGAGGGCTTTGGCGTGGTCCAGGACGGCGGTCTGGGCTTTGACCCGGCCGACCCACGGACGAAAGCCACCGTCGAGGACGGCGGGGCGGTATCCGCAGACGCAGACGGGTTCGTTCTCCGGGTTTCTTCTCAGATCGTGGTTAGGCATCGTCATCTTCTCCCTGGTCTTCGTCTGCGGCGGTGTCGGTTGATTTGCTCTTGAGCGCGGTGAAGTGGGCCATGGCTTCGCGTTCGAAAACGGCCGGCGGGTAGTTGAAGACGTCGTTGCGGACGAGGATCCAGCGGGCTGTGCCCTCGGACTCTCGCCAGCTGTACGACGTCGGATCCCAGGTGGATGGTTTGTGCAGCTGGGATGGCTTGAGCTGCAGCTCGGCCATGAGCATCACGAGCTGCAGGGGCCGGAGCTTTGCGACGGCTTCGCGGACCTCGATGGCGCCGCCGGATCCGGAGAGGCCGTCGTACTTCTTGCCCAGGATCAGCTCGCAAGCCCGCTCATAGCCGTAGTAGGAGCCCAGCACGTTCGGGGCGATGCCCGCCTGCAGGATCTTCTCCGTAGGAGTGAGCGGCAGGCCACCGCCGGCATCGGTCAGACAGCGCCGCAGGTGCTCATCCCATATCGCGAGGTCCTGCTCCAGGCCAGCCTCAATATCCTTCAGCTTCCGCCGCGCTTCTTTCTCTTCCTCTGTTGGGGGAGTCTTGGGCGCCTGGCTACTGTTGGCCTTCTTGTACCACTCAATCTGGCCGCTGTTCTCGTTAATGAAGGCGAACTCGCCCGCGGCGGCGTGCTCCTCGTCCGGGCGGCGGTCGGCCTGATAGTCCCGGTTGTAGTGCCCGCTGTAGGTCTGGTTCCGGTCCAGCGTCGGGATGCTCAGTTCCTTGATCAGGGTCTCCGACGCGGCCTTCGTAACTGGGGCGTCTCGCTTGGTCCTGAGCTGTTTCACCAGGCGATCCCATTCACCGACGCCGCGGTGAGGGTTCGTGGCCATCAGGATCAGCTCCTGGTATGACTCGTGGTCGTCCTTGAACTCGTCGAACGCGTCCGACTGCTCCAACGTCAGGCCGCCGGCGTCCACTAGATGGTGAGCGACGGCCGGCAGCCCCGCGAGCCGCGAGCGCTTTCGGATGAACGACTCAGAGCGGTGGATGGCCTTCGCGACCTTCTTCACTGACATGCCTTCGCATTCCAGGATCGTCTGGATAGCCTTCGCCTCGTTGGAAGCCGTGATGCCCTCGCGGTGGGTGTTCTCCCGCAGCATCGCCTCAATCTGCAGGGGCAGAGTGTCCAGCGACGGATCCACCCAGGAGTAGAGCGTCTCGACGTTCCCGAGCTCCGCGGCTGCCCTTCTTCTATGCCCCTCGATGACGAGGAACTTTCCCGCGTCCAGGCCCTCGGTTATGGGGAACAGGCGGCATCGAATCGTGTTGCCGTTTTCGGCAATGTCGTTCGCCAGCTCGGCCAACTTCTGAGGATCCCCAAGATCAGTGCGGGGGTTATGCGGGTGCGGGACCATGTCAGCGACCGCGACCATCCGGTAATCTGCGGGGCTCATGCACCGACCGCCTTCCGTGCGAACTCATCGATGGCGGCCGCAGCCTTCAGGACCTCGCCGCGGGCCTTATCTTCGACGGCGAGGGCCAGCTGCATTGCTTCCTCTGCCCGGGTGGATTCCAGTGCGCGGAGTTCGGGCGAAAGGACTGCGGCTTCCACGGCAGCTTCGACGTGGTCCAGCTCGGAAAGGCTGTTGACGGCCTGCTGCAGCGTCATACGGTGTCCGTTGTGGAGGTAGCTCTCGACTGTTGGCTTCACGGGGTTACCGAGCCAGTCCTGCTCGGTGGGCGATTCAATGGGTTGTACGGTCATGGCGCTGCCTAACTACTGGGCGGGTGATGGGTTGGGTACAGACGCCTGGAACACCAGGCGTTGGAATGAGGAGTTTGGGGCTTACTGTGCTGGGGCGGACTGCCGGTCAGTACCGGCTGTCCGCCTCCAGCACGAAGCCGCCGGCGCCAGCCATCAGGGTCAAAGCCCCGAAGACGGCAACACCGTTCAGCACCGGCAAAGCCAGCGTGAACAGCAGGGCGCCGATGATGAGCAGCGGGAGGTACGCGAACGTGCGGCGGCGATTCAGGCCGACCCGCGCCGACGGGCGCCTCACTGCACTGCCCCGGCTGCAGCCGCAGCGTTCCACTCCGGGGTTCCCCGGTGGATGTGCAGCGAGTAGTTCGCCCAGATGGTGCCGTTGAGTAGGATCTGCCCTTCGGTCTTGTTCATGACAGAGACGTCAATGCGGTACGCGTCGACGTCTACGTCGGCTTTGGACCGGTTCTGCCAGAACCACTTGAGCCAGGTCGTCATCCCCGCGGCCAGTTCCCTGGCGTCGCGGAACTCCAGCTCCGGAAAGTCTTTGAGCGGACGGTGACCGATTGGCTGCACCACGGCGAATCTCTTAATGCGGGCCTTCACCGACGGCCGCGCAGCGAAGATTCGGCGCGGGCAGCGACGACACGGTCAAAGGCTGACAGTTCCGCCGTCGGGGACGCTGTCGGATTGAAGATGGTCACGCCCGCGAAGATGCCCGCGCCGGGGATCCCAGGGAGCCGCATGGGGTTGGGGCCCGGCTTGGGGCCGGCAGTCGCCGGAGCCGTGGGGGACGGCTCGACGGCGACTGCCGGGGACTGTGGGGGAGTGGGCGGCTCGTCGCCCTGGTCATTAATCTCGCGGTACCTGGTCTCCGCGTCCGCCACTTCGGCGGCGAAATTACGGATCTGCTTGAAGACGTCCAATGCCAGGTCCTCAAGGTTCAGCGCAGCGAAGCCAGCGTTGCCCATGGGATCGAACGACTTGACGGCCTTGAGAGCCGTCGTGAGTTCCTCCAACTGCGAGTGCAGCCGGCGGCTGTCCGCGAACCGCTTATTCTGGATGATCTTCACCTTGGTCTCGGGCAAAGCGTCCGGACCTATCTGGTAATCAACTGCCTGGAAGAACAAGTTCCGTGGGAACTGATCCAAGCGGTGGCTATACAAATCACTTAACGGATCCGGCGTCTGCGTAGACACTCTGCCGGCGGCAATACCCTCACGCGGTTCAACACGCGACCTGAGACCTGGTCGTTCCATTTTGGTTAGACTCGATTCTGATTTGAGAGCCGGGCTACCCCTCCCAGAGGTTGGGCCTGGCTCTTGGATTTTCTATGGGCGGTCCAGTGAACTTCTTGGCGGAATCGCACTGGGCCGCCTTCTTTCTTGCTTGCCCTCCCCCAGGAGGGACAAACTACGGGTACTGGCTCAGCCTGTTCGGCTCAGCTGCCGCACGTTCGACTGATGCGCGCACGGCACGCCATCCAGCCAGGAATCCAAGCAATCAACCCGCACAAACCACCGGCCACCCTTCTTGCTCTGCACACCGTGAAGCTCACCAGCGGCGAGCGCCTTCAGAATGGTCTTCGGGTGACGGATCGCGGCTTCGGCCGTCTGCTCGACCGTGAGTCGTTGGACCAGTGCGGGGACCATGGGTTACTCCTGGACTGTGGTTTGAGTGGGGTCCGGCGCGGCGCCGTTGGGGGAAGAGACCGCGCCGGGGTTTAGCTCCCCATCTGTAGGATTCGGGTTGTCACACACCGCGCCGGACGGCGCACCAACAGATGGGGAAGAATTATGGGACGACTTATGTATGGGCTCGGAAGCGGCAACGTGATTCTGAACCGCCACGACGGCGTCATCCGGGCGCTGCAGCACAGCATTCTCAAGGCGCTTGCGGAGGGCCGTAGCGTGTTCCTCCGGAGTGGCGGTACTAGTGATAGTGGTGAAGCCACTCACTCCGTTCTCTGGATCCCGCCGACAGCACAGCTGGCGTTCATCTACGAAACCGACGTCCACCCAAAGCTCGACGATCGACTTGCCGGCCTCTTCAATGAGGCCATCCGCGAGTCCGGAGGTATCGAGCTCCCCGACGTCAGGCACGAAGGCGACCACGACGACTCCGATCTCGTTGCCACGCGCACGCCCTAACGTCTTCTGATCCGGCGCGGCGGCAGCCGTTTGAGTTGTCGTCGCGTCGGGGCTCATGCTGCTTCTCCTGGGGTGTCGGTGTCGGGTAAGTCTTCGATGTGGCTGCCACAGCTGCAGCCCATGGCGTCGAGCTGCCACTTCAGCGGGCTCAGGCCGGCGGCGAGCATAGTCTCCCGCGCCTGCTCCTTCGCCGCGTTGCACTCCGAGCGCGTCGGCACGTACAGCGGCGGGCACACGTCGGCGCCCCTCATGCCGATTCCTGGGCGTCGAGTACTGCGCTGACGCGCTTCATCTCCTCGTTGAACGCCTGCGACTGCACCGCGTAGTCGCGGGCACTCTCAAATTTCCCGCTCAGGACCTCCAGCGTGCACTGGTACGCGGCGACGTCGGCGCGGGTCTTAGCCAGCTCCCAGTTCCGGTGGGTGAGCTCCGGTTCCTTGCTCATGCTGACTTCCTCCTCGGATGGGCCGGACGGGCCAGCCGGGCCGCGTGCTGATTGGGCACAAGACCCCGACCGGAATTGCCGGTGACCTGTGATTCATGGGTAACGATGGGCATAACTTCGTGCTCTTCGAGTTCGAAGAGGACCTCCCAAGGCACATGCAGTCTGCTGGCGATGGAGATTGCTAGATCCTCAGTCAGGGTCTTCATTCCGCCCGTCTCGAGCAGGTAGATCGTGGTCTGAGATCGACGCACCAGGGCGGCGAGATCGCGCTGGGTGAAGCGCTCCTGTTGGCGCCACCTGCGAATCATCGCTGGATCCTTGACCTTCATCCAGGTTTCCTTTCGAACGAGCGGCGGCTGCCGCCGTTTTGTTTGTAGAACCATTTCTACCTCCCATTTTTCGCGTTGACAAGTTAACTATGGTTCACGGGTCACCTACTTGTCAAACTGAAAAGCGAGGAACTCCTAGTGCCGTCTGGCAGGATGAGCTAGTTACTTGTATTTATCTTTTTCTCTGCGTCTTACACAAGGGAAAAGTAGTAGGGGAGTGTCTTGCTCGTGAATCAACCTCAAAGCCTTCGATCCCTCGTGGAGCTTGCCGCTGACCGGCATGCAACATCCGGGCGCCAGCTGGCCTTCTTGGCTCAGCGGCAAGGCTTTACGTTGGCTACGACGACGGTCAATGCAATACGCCAGGGTGTGTACAAGTCGGCTCCGACAGCCGAGACCATCAGGGCTATTGCTTGGCTGGCCGGCGTCAGCGACGAGGTGGCGTTCACGGCCGCGGGACAACCCGTCCCCGGTCCACCGTTTGCCGAGGAACTCCCACCAGGCGTCGATAACCTTTCGCTGAAATCGCGTAAGGCTGCACTCGACATGCTGCGGGTCCTCGTTGATCTGGAGAAGGACGCAGATGAAGAACGTCAAGCCGAGCTACAAGCCCTACGCGAAGAACGCCGGAAGCTCCTCAAAGACTCCGGTTACGTTAGCCCTGGACAGAAGACCGAAGAGCTCGGTGACGAATCTACTCTGGCGGCCAAGCGTAAGGCCGGCGAATCCATCCAAAAGCACAAAGCCAGCCTTCGCGCCGTCCATGCTGAAGACGACAACATCCCACTGCCCGAGAACTACCTAGACCTGGCAGCACACCACGCCACAAACTCATCCGGCCGGCGCGAGCACGACGCCGGCCGCGAGCGCGGCGAAGAATCGCAAGACACTGATAACTAACCAAACCATTGGGGGAAACATTGGCGACTGACGTTGTCGTGAAAAAGGCGGCCTTCTATCGGGCCTACATCTTGAAGGACGCTGCCCGCCAGGATCCGCAGGAGCGCGATTGGACAGCTTTCCTTTCCGGCGTAGCGAAGCTTCCATTCACGGAGCGCGTAATCGATGACATTGTTTTCGAACCTTCCAAGTTCAGCGACGGCTGGGTGTTGGGTATTCATAAGCCCATCAATACCGACTTCATGACCCGCGTTAACGCCAAGACCGGCAGAATCGCGGACCTTTTGGACGACCCCGAAGCGGGAGACGGAGGCCTGTCGCACTCCACTGCTGTCTATTTCACCGGCCTGGGCAACGTGTTCGCATTGACCGGTGGCGGCGGTAATTCATCGCCGCGATCCAACGCGGTGGCCGATTTCCTGCAGGAGTTCGCACCGCCCGCCGAGGGTTCCTTTTGGAAAACCGAGCCCGTCATGACAAAGGACCAGATCGAGCAGCTCCGTGCGTCGAAGGGGCTGGTTGAATTCACGTCGCGCTTCAGTACCGCTCAGAGCCTCTTCACCGCGGATGACGACGACACTGGGCTTGTTGGCTTCGCGGAGAAACTAGCAGTACGAGTCGGCGGCGACCTGGAAATTTCGATCCAACTCAGACTGCCGGCTGAGTCCCGGAACAAGTCCGTCAAGGAAAAGCTCCGAAACCTCGTGCTTGGCGACCTCCCGCGCCTCGCTGGCAAAGGAACCGGCGCCAAGGCTAAAGCGGTCTTGGCAGAGGGTGTAGAAGAGGAAATTTCGCTAGTTGCACACCGTCTTGCGGAAGATTTCGAGATTGGTAAGCTCGGACCTGAGAGCCGTCAGTTCTCTGAGCTAATGCAGGCACTTCTGAATGTCGGTGCCCAGATGGAAGATCGGGTTACGACGATTTTGGAGGGGTGATCACGTGGCAAAATCCGCGAAGACCAGGTTGGGGAACATCTGGGCCAACGCTCCGATGGTTGACCATGTCCTTCCACTTGCTGGCGTGGCCTTGTGGTTTTTCATCGCACAGTCCTACTTCCCCGCGGACGATGCGACCCGCAGAAGCATTTACACCCTGATAGCTACTGTTTCCGGTTTGGCCATGGCGGCGACCACGTTTGCGTGTTCCATGACGTACCAATCGGCTAACATCCTGATGACCAGAGTGAAGGATCTGTTCGCTGTTTCACTCAAGCGAAACTGGGTCACCATCATCAGATCGAACCTGATGACGGCACTCATCCCCGTCGTTGCGATGGCAATTGATGGACTTTCCGCCCACTGGGCCGCTGGCGGAGCGCTCTACGCGGTGTTGCTCCTGGTTGCAAGGTTTCTTCGAGCCCTGTACTGGCTGCAGTACACCCTGTTCATGCAAAGCCTGGCAGCCCAAGTTCCTGAGAAAGTCGTTGTACAGGCCCGCGAGGACATACGCTCCTAGACCCGCATCACCGTTGCCTGTCGGTGGGTCCATATACAGTCACGCGTGTGTTTCATCCTTGGGGGATTCTTAGAAAACTTGCTCACATCCGGCTGTCCTGGGTGGTGATGCCTGACCTTGTTCCCGGTCGCACCAACGGCGTCGACATTATCTGGATGGACAAGCGTCTGGATCAGGTGGAGCGTCGCTGCACGCTCACGCATGAGCTGATCCACATCGAACGAAAACACGTCGGCTGCCAGACGGCATCCGTGGAGCTTGAGGTGTGCCTGGAAACAGCGCGGCGGCTCATCCCCATCGAGACGCTGGCGAGCGAGCTCCGGTGGAGCAACTGCCCTGACGAGCTGGCGGACGAACTCTGGGTCACCCTCGATGTACTCAAAGACAGGGTCCGCGGGCTCACCCCCGACGAGCTGGCACTGCTCGTGGCCACCGAAGCCCAAGTCCACTAAACTCCACCACCTGAAAGGACCGGCCATGGCCTGGACCGAAGTTCTACCCTCCGGAAAATACCGGGCACTCTACCGGGACCCGAACGGCAAACGCCGATCGGCAGGCACGTTCGACCACAAACGGCGGGCGCTGAACGCGGCGTCCGCCGCCGAGCAAGAGTCCAGGTCCCGCGGGTGGCAGGATCCCGACGCCGCGGACCGGCCATGGGGTGAATGGGCCACCGAGTGGTGGGAGACCAGGAAGGTCGAGCCCACCACAATGGCCAGCGAAACGTACCTGTTGGAGTCTTACCTGATGCCCAAGTGGGGGACGGTGCCGCTGGCGGAGATCACCCGCCACCGGGGTCGCGCCTGGGTCACCGAGCTATCCAAGACCGAGCGCCGGATCTCCGCGGCCGAGGAAGCCAAGCGGAAGAAGGCACTGGCAGAGGACCCCACTGCGAAGATCCAGAGGCATTACCTGGCCGCGTCTTCGGTGCAGAGGATCGCCGGGCTGTTCTCCGCCTCACTGAACGCCGCTGTGGACGCCGAGGTGCTCCCAGCCAACCCAGTGTTCCGGTTAAAGCTCCCGTCACGCCCACCGGCCGGCGAGCGCTTCCTGACGCACGCTGAGTTCGCGTCGCTGACTGAGGAATTCTGGGATGCCTTCGACGTTGCTGCGATTGCGTTGATGGCCGGCTGTGGGTTGCGGTGGGGTGAGGCCATGGGTCTGCACCGGCACCGAATGGACCGCGAGCGCGGCTGGCTGCGCGTGGTGGAGACGTGGGACCCGAAGGCGAACCAGATCAAGGCCTATCCGAAGGGCAAGAAAGCGAGGGACGTCCCGGTGCCGGGATGGGTGGGGGACATCCTGGACCGGCTGCCGATACTGCCAGCCGCGGACTGCGGACACGTGCACGCCGCGGGTCGGTGCCGGTCCAACCTGGTGCTGCACGGGGCCGGGGACATGACGGACGTGAACAACTGGCGGAAACGAGTCTGGGCGCCGGCGCTCGGCCGGGCCAAGATCGGGCACGCCCGCCCGCACGATCTTCGCCACACTTATGCGTCCTGGTTGGTGCAGAACGGGGTGTCGATCGAAGAAGTTGCGCGTCTTCTTGGTCACGCTTCCTCGGTGGTTACCCAACGGTACGCGCACCTCGCTGACACCCCGAAAGACTCAGTACTCACTGCCCTGGGAGACCCGTTCCGTGGGGCAATCGTGGGGCAAAGTGATACTCCAGGGGACTCCCAGAGCGTCCGAGCGGTTCCGGCATAGGGTCCCTGCATCCCTTACGGGAGTAGGGGAGTACGGCCAAAGGCTTCGGCGGCCTACAATCTACTCCGAGGCCGGATAATTATTCACACCGAAGAGGTCACTGGTTCGAACCCAGTATCGCCCACCGAGGAATCTGGTCCGTTTCCGCTCAGCCGAGCGGAAACGGACCTTTTTTGTGCCCGCCATTATGTCAGCCCCTTGTGAAAGAGTCTTTGCATGACTGATCCACTCCTTGCCCACGCCACGGAATACGGCCGCATGTATGCGCGGTCCACGTCCGAACAGTTCTCCGTTCCGTCCATCACCACCGTCATCGGCCAGCAGCCGCACGGACTGGACGGCTGGTTCGGTTACATGGGCGCCAGCAGCCTGGCCAAGGATCCGCTGCTGGCCGATTCCCTGGGCAGCCCGGCAAAGATCCGGCAGGCCGTCAACCGGGCCTCAAAGGCAGCAGAACTGTACCGGGACGACGCCGCCAAACGCGGGGACCGCGTCCATAATTACTGCGAGCAGGTTGCGCTCCGCGCCCTGGGCCGGCCCCACGCCATGAAGGAGACCCGCGAGGCCCTGGCGGCCAACGGCGAGGAAGGCTTTGCCCTGCGGTTCGATGAGTGGTGGGACCTCTACGGGGTGGAGCCCATCGCACCGGAAATTACCGTCTGGAACAGGTCAGTGGGCTACGCCGGGACGCTGGACCTCGTGGCCAAAATCAACGGCCGGATCTGCGTTATTGATTACAAAACCAAGGGCACCACGCGGGATGGCACCGTCAAGCCGCTGGACGACAAGGTGGTTATGCAACTGGTGGCCGGCATGAAGGCGGAAGAAAGCCTGGTGGATGCCGTGGCTGGGGAATGGGAGCCCTGGAAGTACGGCGAGAACCCCTTACTGCTGGCTGTGGCCATCGGCGAGACCGAAGTCCGGCCGGTCCGCGCGAACCCCGACGTCCTCAAGCACCACTGGTGGAAGTTCTGCGCCCTGCGCCGGGTCTGGGAACTGTCCGCCGATACGCTCGCCGCCGGGTCTGCGCTTCTTCCCGTGGCTCCGCCCGCGTCTGCGCAGGTCCGCAGCGCCTAG